GTTCGCCCCGGAGAGGTACGCCCCATCAGCAATAGCCTCTAGCACGCAGTCGCGCACAGTTTTCGCTGTGGTGGACTCAAACAGGACTTTAGACGAGTCGTAGCGGGAAACGATCTTGATGGTAGACACGGTGATTTACTCCTTAAAGGGCGGCTTAGAAAGCCGCGAAGAGTACGGAGTCGTCATCGTACCCAAGGACAACGGTGTTGTGCCGGAGGAACCCAAGGATAGCTTCGCGCACAGCCTCAGCGTGAGCTTCCTCGTCATATCGGGGCATGTTACCGGGGAAGTCGATGAATTGAAAGTCTTCCCGCTCAGGCAGGTCGATGCTATACGAGGACGCGATGCTCTCGTAGTCCTCTTCGGTGTAGTCACAGCACAGACCGATCACGTCAATCTCAATCGGGGTGCCGGTGTCGTCCTCAAGCTGTTCGAGGTACTCCCACAGCCAGTCGAAGGCTTGGGTGGAGAACTGGTTGCGGCGGCCAGCTTCCTCGAAGAGGCGGACAAGCTGGGAGGCGGAACGAATGGCGATGGAAGACATGGTGATGGGGTTCCTTGTTAGGGCCGACAGAACGGGTGTGGGTTGGTGCCACTAAGACAAGAGATGTAAACAAAGGTAACGCGGAGCCACAAGATACCGAACCAAAGAAGGGGCGATAGCCCGATAAGCGGATCACTTTCCATATGAACACATCCTTTCACGAAGCGGACTAGCCACACAACCCACGATATGTAAATCTTTGTTACTTATCGTAGGCTGTGAAGCTAAGCAACTTAGGCAGGGCTGTACACAACCGTCGGGATGGGGTTGCCCTTCTCCCACAAGCGAACGGCAAGAGGCTTGCCCGGATAGCCTAGCACATACTCCCGAGCGTGAGCAAGGGCCAAGCCACGACGACGGGGAGAGGCTTCGGGGACGGGGAAGGGCCACTCGAACAGGCTTTTCCCGGTTTCCGTGTTGAAGACCTCGAAACGCGAAGCGTTGGAGGAGCGGGAGTTAGACACGGGCACACCTCCTAGGAAAACTCGCCGACGATGTAATCCCACGTCCCCTCGCCGTGACCAATGCAGTGCCGCCCGTCGATCTTGTGGCGAAGCAGGCCAAAAGGGCCGCGCTCGCTGTGGTTGTACAGGTGGAAGTTCGCCTCGCTGCCGTAGCCCATTACTGACCACTGGTAATCGCCCCATGCCCTTGCATTGCTTCGATCTGTGATGATCCGCCACATTTCTTCAGGGCTGACCCGCTCGCCGTACTCATTGCGGATGTAGGCTCTTGGCGCCGACCAAAGCGCACGCCAGTCGTCAAGCGTGTGGATGCCGTCCTCGGGCATGACGTGCAGCAAGAAACACCAGCCGCCGGAACTCTTGCCGATGTGCAGCGGCTCATACGACCTACCACAGCATTCGCAATCAGGCTTTTGGTGCAAGTAGTAGTTGGTTCCCATATCAGCACACCCCCCGGTAAAGGCACACCGCATCCGACGCGAACACAAGCCCCCCGTACACAGCCCCCACAACCGCTAGGGCCATCAGGAGGCGTTCTAGGGCCGAGATAGCCCCATCCCGTAGGGTAGTCCATCCTCGCGCCCTCTTCGCCCTCCGGAGAGCTTGGAGGGCTCCTTGTGCCAGCTCGGAGCGCCTACGCTCGATCTTTGCAGCTCGGGATTGCTCGACGAGGGCGGTGTGCACTCTGTAGTTCAGGCGGTCCATGATTAGACAAGCTCCTCGGGGATTTCGACTGCATCGCCCAGCTTACTGGCGACGTAGCAGCGCATGGCGGCGATGAGGGGGGCTGGTCCGTCATGAATGGGGTTGCCCTCTTCGTTCACTTGCCCTGGCAAAACCGCAGTCCAGTGGTCAATAATGCGGTAACCAATCCTCCAACACTGCAGCTCGATCCCTTCCCGCTCGATGACCGGGCCGGCGAGGGACCAGTCGGAGGAGTAGCTAAGGGCGGGGAGTGCCTTCACAATTCGCGCCGCGCCTTCAAAACCCAAGCGCTCGACCCACACCCGCCTGCGAATAACTTTGTGAGTTGACCAGCCCTCACACTTCGCCACAACCCAATCAAGAGCGGGGCCGGACAGGTCGGAGACTTTTACGGTTTTCATTAGATGCTCCCCTTAGCATTGACTTCCGCCGTCGCGAACTCGACCCCGCGCAGAAAGGCGTGAATCTGATTGTACAGGTCACGAGCGGGGACGTGACCGCAGCGGAACACGTCGGAGACGCCTCCGCATTCGTTTACCATCCGGTGAAGGCTCCAGCCACCATATGCGCTGGACAGGTGGAAGTTCCCGATACTGGCGTGGAGGAAGCCATCCTCACCACGGGTCCAGGGCTCGGGCGGGCTGCCGGTTTCGCGGTTGAGGCGAGCGACGAGGGTTTCGAGGTCTTTGCGGGTGATGCGCATGTCTGCGGCTCCTTACATTTCTGACATAGCTGCCCGAACAGCGGACACACTGTAGGGGGCGCCGTCTAGGGTTTTGGTCACGCCGGCGGCCAGCATCTCATCCACAAAGTTTTGGGCGGCTTTCGCCTTTGTGCCCGAGCAGTTGCGAACACAATCGCGAGCGAAGTTATACAAGCCCTCATCATTGTTAATCCACAGCGAAACGTTCCAGTGGTTCCAATTCTTGTGTCCGTTGTAGGGTTTGCTGGGCATGGTGGCTTTGCTCCGGGCGGTGGTGCGCCTAAGACGAGCTACGCTCGTGGGCGGCGCGGGTTGCGGGTTGGCCGAACTAGCTTACTCTCGGGGAATAAGCCAGTGCAACGGCCCTTTTGTGAACGATTGTGTCAAACCACAAGCCCAAACAAGCGGGCGATACGGAGACGGCTAGACGGGGTGACACGTCCGACGATATGGAGAGAGCGCGATTCACACTCCCCGTGCTGATCGAACCCTCCATCCCCGAACGTGAGCCAGCGCAGGCTAGAGCCGTCGCCCAACGGCCAGACGTTCGCGCTATTCGCCCAGCCCCAACCGCGCATAGCGTCGGCAGCTTCTCGGAGAGTTAGCCCCGTCCCGACAAAGCCCGATTCGGCGGCTCCGCCATGCTCGGCGGACTCGTGCGTGACGACTTCAAATGTGATGTTAAACATGGCGGTTCCTTCGGGTGGCTTGCGCAGATTCGTGACCGTTTGTTGATAGACGCTTAAACCTTTTTTCTAACTCTTCAGCGGTCATAAGCGCAGCGGCCCTCACCATGCGGTTTTGTTCCCTTAGCAAGTCTGCTACCCTTTTTCTGTCTATCCCGTGTGGGGAATTGTCTGGGGTGAAAGCTGCTACAGAACTAACAGCCCAACTCCTAGGCGCGGAGATTATAGGGCACATGGCGACCCAGTATGTGCAGAATCCACCATCAACTTTAATCGTTCGCCTTCCCCATGCAAAGCTGCGAAAAGACTCCGCAGCGTTGCGATCGATTAAATGAAGCAATGTCTTATTGTTCGCATTCATTGTTTAATTTATCCTTGTAAGTATCTTCGCAAATGTTCCGGGCGGTCTCCGCCTTGCTTTCCGCGCGTATGTATTCAAAGGTTGCGGGCGAGTTTAGAAGTTCAAACTCATAACGCTTTGCGTTTTGAACGTGCGCTATGACTTCATCCGCCAAAGACACAACCCACGCTTTCGTTTTGTTATCCATCTTAGCGGCGACTTCAGTTAGCGGATGATGATAGGCATAGTGACACAAGCAATCGCCAGTAGCAAGGCCCAACTTGTGACGATTTGCAACCGGCAAGCTTGGCGAGCCTTGCGCTCGCGCTCCCTCTTTTCGTACTGGTACAGGCTGGAACGGGCTAAAGCGCTTGCATCGCGCTCCGCGCGTTCGGATGATACTTGGCGTCTTGGGTTTCTTGGGCGGAATACTTAGGCACGGCGGCTTTGCTCCGGTTAGTCGTTCAGTTCACGACGACTAATGATGCGGTACGTGCCGCCCTCGTTCTCTTGATAATCACGCTTGTTGGTCTTGATGCGCGTCCAAGCTCCGGGCATGGCCTTGTTCTCGGCTGTCAAATCTTCCCAGCCGAAGCCGTAGTGACCTTGGAGAACGTACAGGTATGTATATTTTGTCTTGCGCATGGCGGTGGTACTCCGATTGGTCAGTCTAGGTCAAGGGGGGTGCCTAGCTCGGGCTAGAATCCTCGCATATGAGAAGACTCTAGCACAAGGGGGCGAGTGTAAAGAACACTAAAATTAATTTTCTTAGTGTTCTTTAGAGTTGCACCTTTCTCCCCTCATAGTCAAAACCGCTAGGCCAGAACAGCCCCTCGCACTGATACAACCCGCGCCACATTTTCTCCAGTTGAAGCGGACTGTATGTGCAGTGCTGGGCGATAGACTTAGCGACAACGTGCGAGGGTCTGCTGCCAGCCTGCATTGCCGGCAGGATGTGCCGATCTGTCCAGCGCTCGCCATCGCAACGCTCGCGCGCTTGAGCTTCTGTGAGGCGCGGGTACTTTGCGCGCAGGGCGGCCACTTCTTCATCTTGCCATTGTGCAAACGTCTTCATAATTAAGAACTCCAAGCGGTTCGGGTTGGTCGGGCTAATCTACTCGGGTTGAATAGATTAGCACAACAGCCCTTTTATGAACGATTGTCACGCCTAGCGGCGCTTGGGGTGATCGGCTTAGGCGGTGGGATCGCGGCGGGTGCCGCTTGGCCTAGCTCGGGATAGGATACTCTCACGAATACCCTATGCCAAACTGTGCGATGTGTCACAGATTAGTGGATATTTCGCTTGCCACGCCTGCAAAATAAGCGCAAGCGTCTGCTTCGGCGAAGGCTTCTTTTGGGTCAAACCTGCCAGTAAGGAGGAGGCAAGTCACGACATCTTGGATCGCGCGTTGAGCGGTTCGACCTTTCTCTATATCAGTAAGGATGACGCTGGCCCAATATGCGCGCTCTTTGGTATAGGCATAAGGTGAGAGCATTTTGTCAAATCTCCTCAGAGTATTCACGGATACGCTCGTCTTGTTCCAGCTTGGCGAGGTAGGCCAGCAGGGCGGAGTCATCGTCCGTCATATAGGCGAAGGGGAGCAGCGGCAGGTTATTGGTGTTCATTTTGTGGCCCTCTTGATGTTCTTAATCTGTGTGGGATCGGCGAACTGGCGTGCGTGTTTGATGGACTTGTACCAATTGCTTGAATACAGATAGCTACCGTCGTGCCCGTAGAAGTCCAGCTTTGGGTTGCGGGACGAGTAGGCGGGTTTTGGGTGCGGGGTGTTCATCATACGTGTCCTTCCTCGATTTCCACCATCCACCCGTTAATCCGGATGAAGTCTTGGGAGTCTTCGTGCCACGCGATAAAGCGATCATCAATATCGGTCTCGGGCCGGATCATGACATGAAGGCACGATCCCGAGTCCGGTAGGTGGATTATGACGGGCCTTGTATACAAGGCGTTTCGCGGGGTGTTCATCGGTCAATCCTTGTTGGCGCGGGTGAAATAGTCATTAGCGAGACGAGAGTGAGAGCCCACGATACACAGCTCCCGCTTTCCGAAGTAAAACGTACGCCCGTACTCGACAAGCTGTGCAGTGCGGGTGGAGACTTTCTTGCACAGGTTGCCGTTCATCACGAAGAGCGTGTGAAGTGGCAGCTCTGCAAAGTGGGCATACTGGCGGGTGGTGGTGGTGTTCATCGGGCTGGGGTTCCTTATCGCTTTGGTGGTGGTTATCGGACGGGGCTCCGTCTCGGGATAGCCTACTCTTGGGAATAGGCTATCACAAGGGGAAGCGGCTGGGGGCCTAGTCTTTCCACCTTTCGCAAGCCTCAAGCGCATCGAAAAAGTCGGCAAAGGCTTGGTACTGGCCGCTAATCGCGCGCTTGAATCCGTCCCAGAATTCCGAGACTTCCCTTTTGTGCGCGTGGTGCGCTTTGTCGGCCGTTCCCGGGCTTACTCCGGTGATAACTAGGACGTCGCGCTTTCCATCGCAAAAGTCTACGCGGGAGACAAGGAATAGAGTGTCGGGCTTTTCTTTTGCGTTCATCGGGAAGTCTCCGGGGCGGTTAGAAGCGCCATCCGTGGCGCGGGGGATCGGATTAGCCCTCAAGGCTCTTCACGTATGCCCAAGCGGCGGCTTCGATTGCCTTGCGAAGCGCGGGGCAAGCGGCTTCGATCTGAAACGTCCAGCCCCCCATTTGGCAAATACCGTACGGGAAGACGCGGCAGGTCATGCCTTCAAACTCAATCTTGTAAAGGGACTTCATGGGCTTACTCTCCGGTGAGGCCAGCCCCAGCGGCTGGCGTGGAGACAGCTTAGCAGCATGGCACTCCATGACCCCTGCCAAAGGTCATGGTTTTTGTAAACGTGTGTGACAAGTAAGGGTGCGGGTGTATATTAGAAGATGCTAATGTAATAGCTGGGATACTGTACTGGTCAGTTTAGTAATCCAAGGCGCTGTGTGTGGGGAACATGGCGGGATGGCACCCCCTCCACCCTCTCTCCCATCCCTCCACATTTAACACAGATAGCCGGTAGGTCACAGAGCCGCAGGCCGTCCCCCCATTACATTCCAATCCCATTAGCCCCGTTTCCTAATTCATTCCCTAATTCAATTCAATTCGATTGGCTCTCTCTTTTGATTGGTCCCATTATTCATTAGGCACACTCTTTGGGGTTTATTGTGTGTTAATACCCCCGGGGGTATCGGTTCCCAACCGGGGGGTCTGGGTGAGTGAGTACCTCCCCTATTCCCACGGAAAAAAGATATTAGACATTTAACTCCAACAAAGTAGTTGACACCTGTGCACATATATGGTACAATATGGGTACCTCAACAACCGTGGAGAGCTACGCCATGCAAGATGAAATCTGGAAAGAGATCAAAGACTTCCCGAACTACGAGGTTTCCAACCTAGGGAACATCCGCAACAAGATCACCTTGAAAGTGAGAAAGTCGCATATCAACCAAGGGTATGTTTGGATGCTTCTCTATAAAGAAGGAGACAGACCGAAAGGAAGAGCGGTGCACCGTCTGGTGGCTCAGGCCTTTATCGAAAACCCGGAGAACAAAGCGGAGGTCAACCACAAAAATCTGGACAAAACTGACAACAGAGCAGAGAACCTTGAGTGGTGCACTCGGCAAGAAAACCTAGCCCACGCAAGGACTTACCTGCCACAGATGCGTCCAGAAAACCTATCGCTTGCCAATCGAGGAGAGGGCCACCCCCAGTCAAAACTCACCGAGGAAGCGGTCAAGGCAATCTTCCGAAACTACCCATCCAAAACTCAAAAGCAGATCGCCGATGCCTTTGGGATAAGCCCGAACACAGTCCAAAGGCTTCTATCAGGCAACGGCTGGGGGCACCTCCAACGCTTGAATCCTCACAAGAAAATCAAACATGACTTGTAAACTATGTGGAAACACCCACCCAAAAGCCGAAGGCTATCAGCATGTTACCGAGGAAGACCTGTGCCCAGTATCTGTAGAGCTGTCCGAACGTATCTTGGAGGAGTGCCTCAATCCGAGTTATGTCCACCCTCATTGGACGGACCCTAATTGGGAGAGGGATATAGCCCCTATCTTTCAATTGAGGTCTTACGCGGATTACTTAAACCGAAAGGCTTTCTCCGATAAGCCACTATCCCCTCGGGAGAAGGTGTACCTTGAGGAGATGATGAACCGAGCAGCCAATAGACCGGGACTCTCCAAGAAAGCTCGGTGGAAGCCTATCGTGGAGAAGAAGGAGGCAAACAGAAGGACTCTTCTACTGGTCAAGTCAGACCCCGGACGGAGGTACGATAGGCTCCTCTCAGTGGCTAGGTTCCGAGGGTGGGAGGTAGAGATCACTCGGGATGAGTGGATTGAGATGTACGAGGAGGTGGTGATCCCGTTCAGGTTCAAACCAAGAAGACGGGGTATGGTCCGTCACCCTCCCCAGCTACCCACGTGGGTCGGTACTCTCCGGGAACTAGGTACTCCGGAGGAGCTGGGGGGTTTAGGGATGGTTCACACAGTCATGAGGGTGGACACCTCTCAACCGTTCAAGCGAGGGAACCTAGTTGTGGTGGAGGGTATTGATGTGAAGGGGGGTGGGTATCCTCTCCTTAGGTATTGATTCCTAAGGGTTATGGGGAATTATGAGGGGATGGATAACTTCTTCCGGGAGTGAACTCTTCTTGGGGTTGACAGGCCACAGACCCACCGCTAGGTGGGAAGTAAGGAGCACTGCGAGTAGCAGTGCGAGGTGGGTGTCCTCTTGACACCATCAACAAGCGGATGTATACTTCTCGCCGTAGAAGGCAACTTCTCTCGGTCCGACACACCGAAAAGTCTGCGAGGTTCTCGTACGGTGCCTGCCTGTCACCAAAGCCGTACGGACGACTAAACCCAAGCTCTGTGCTGTCTTCTCTCACAACTTGGTCTGTGGAGACACCTTCGGGAAACCGGGGTGTGTCTTTCCCCATCCACCTCCTCGGTACCCCTGGGCCTAGCAAACAAGCAGCAAGCTAGGAGTGAGATCGAGGATGCGCCCTAGGGGTAAGTAGGGCGAGGGAACTGCTGAGTACCTGATAGGCAGGAAACACCGTCCGAGAGATCACTCTCCGGGGTATCCTCCACAGGGAAAAGAGAGGCGCTCGCCCATAGAAAAGTAAGCACTAGCAAAATCAACAAGTTACAGCAGGAGGCTCGACATGATGGAAGAAGAGGTTTGGAAGGACATTCCGGGGTACGACGGCCATTATCAAGCTAGTAGTTTGGGACGTGTGCGGAGCAACAAAGACGGGAGTTGGAGAGTCCTCTCAAACTATCTTGCTGGGGCACCAAGCAGTCTCCGCCACACCGTCATGCTGTATGCAAATGGCAGGAAAACACCAAAGAAAGTTCATCAGCTTGTATTGGAAGCCTTTGTAGGGCCACGACCGAGCCTTAAGCACTGCGGTTGCCACAACGACGGCAACCCATATAACAACAGACCAGAGAACCTCCGTTGGGACACGATGGCTGGGAACATGGCTGACAAGAAGTTGCACGGCACTCATGGGTACAAGCTGACAGAAGCTCAGGTTCTGCAAATAAAAGAGAGACTGCACAAAGGACACACCAATACAGATATTGCCAGAGATTTTGGAATAAGCCTGCCGTACGTGTCGCGTATTAAGAACCAAAGGGCATGGTCCCACATCTAAGCTCAATAGGAGGCACACACCCGTGGACAACTACTCCCACCTCACCACCCCCGAACTCAACCAAATCATCCACGACCTGAGCCGAGAGAGTGCCCGGGCGTACCACGCCGGATTCCTCGACGAACTAGCTCGGGAATCGGAGGCACTGGGGCTGTACCAGCGAGAGCGCCTCAATCGTCGGCTAGAGGGCAAGTCTCCTCGCCCCGATTGTGACATCGAGCTTGGAATCGACACCAAGCCTTCTAGGAGCCTCTAGGAGGCGATCCTAGCCCCGACCCCTACCGTGGGGTGCGGGTAGCATACAGACGGGGCTTGTAGCGCCTCTGGCGCGGTAGGAGCCGCAGGCGACGAGAGACTTACAGGAGATTGGAGGAAACCGTGGACGAGATAGCCTGTTTTGACGGGTACGGTCAAAAGGTGACTGAGACAACCCCAACCCGGATGGATCGGGTAGCTGCTGAGCGTTCAGACCAAGAGCGAGAAGAGCACTACCGGGCAAGGTACGACGGAGATGATGGGTGCGGACCGTACCTGAGCTGGTATTTCGAGATCGACTACATCCAGAACATGCTTCGGGAATGGTGGCTCGACTTCGACTACTGGGCTTACAACAACCTAGGCCAAGGCTACAGCTTGGCTTGCAACGATGGCTGGTTTGTAGACCCAAGGACAAGCGCAGCTTGGAAGGGGTTTGTCCAAGGGAGGCTGCTCGGGGAAAAGACCCGCTCTCTTGACTCCCCTCCCGATTAGGTGTAAACTCACCCCCGTATCACCCCATTCAACCCGACGCCCCTAGGGAGGTAAGAGAGAGAAATGCGAGTCCGATTGATCCGTCCACAGACTGCTGCCGAAGCCACAGGTGTTGTCCTCAACGCCAAGGGTTCCGCCCAAGTCACCCTCATCGCCTCCGGTCTGGCTACGACCGAGGAGGTAGATATCGAAATCTACAATGGAGCGGCGTTCGTCCCGTACCGAAACAACTCGGGTACGATTGTGACGTTGACCGCTACGAACTACATGCAAGTGCTTCCGGGTGGTGTGTTGTACCGGATCAAGAAGGATGCAACCGCTGCCGCTGGTGGAGTGGTTGCCTATCTCACCAAACAAATCACTTCCCGCTCGTAACAACGACAACCCCCAAAACAAAGGAGAACTTCTAAATGGCTGCTTTCGACCCCAAGACCTACACCTTCTACTCCCAAGGCGACTCCGAGAAGGCGCTCGAACTGAAGCGAGCTTTCGAGGAAGTGATGGCAAACATTGAGTCCATTCGTGCTTGGGGCGCTACCCTTGCCACGAAGCTCAACGCCGACGTTGGTGTCACTGATACGAACTACCAGCCCCCGGTCCTCTAAACAACCCACGTCCACGGAGGGACTGATAACAAATGTCTGACATCAAAAAGTCCCAGCTAGACGCCGTAGACACCCGAGTCGAGGTGATGCTCCGTAAGCTCTTTGAAGGACGTTCCGTAAACTTTGAAGACTTGAACGGAGTGGACATCCTCAACGCGGATGATGAGGATACGATTTTTTACAACTTCACCCTGGACCTTTGGGAGAACCACCCCCTCAAGACAATCAACGGGGAGTCTCTCAAAGGTCCGGGGAATATTGTCGTAGGTGGGGGTGGTGGTTCGGGTACGGTCACGAGTGTGGGCCTGTCGCTGCCGAGCATCTTCAGTGTCGCGAGTTCGCCGGTGACTGGCGCGGGCACCATCGCTGCATCCCTCGTGGTGCAGCCCGCCAATCGAGTGTGGGCAGGACCGACTACCGGAGCCGATGCCGCCCCTACGTTCCGAGCCCTTGTGGCGGATGACATCCCCGGTCTACCCCCGGACCAGATTCGGAACTTCACCCCAGAAAGGCTTCTCGGGTGGGGCGAGGTGGTCACTGGGTCGGGCAACGGTACGCTTGTCACGACCGGCACGGGGTTTGTTTGGAGTGGGGATCAGCTCAACCTGACGACCAACCTCCAAGGGTGGAGTGGTGTGGCTACGAGCGCTAAGCAAGACACGCTTGTGTCGGGTACGAATATCCGAACCGTCAACGGCAACACTCTTCTCGGTTCGAGCGATCTTGTGATTGCCACGGGAGCTACGACGCTTGATGGCTTGAGTGATGTAACCATCACGTCCGTCGCAAACGGACAGGTGTTGACCTACGACTCGGGCACAAGTCAGTGGATTAATGCAGCACCCTCGGGTGGGGGCGGCCTCACCAACTTCACGGAAAGCGTCAACACCTCGGCGCCGAATGCGACTGTGCCGGTTGTGCAGCTGCTGGCGACGAATGCTGCGACGAATGTGGATGCGGTGTTTTCCCCAAAAGGAACCGGAGCAATTCTCGCTCGCGTCCCTACAGGAACCTCGGCTGGCGGTGATAAGCGAGGTTCAAACGCAATCGATTTGCAAGTTTCTAGGAGCACCGCCGCTCAAGTTGCCAGCGGAAATTATTCAGTGCTTGTCGGAGGAGAGAGAAATAGAGCAAGCGGAACATGGTCGATCTGCCTTGCTGGCATTGACAACATCGCAAGCTCAACAAACTCTGTAGTTCTTGGTGGCACAGGCAACAATTGCAGCGGACCAAATAGTGTTATCACGGGAGGCTCTACAAATACAGCCAGCGCCAGCACATGTGTTGTTGCAGGCGGAGAGTTCAACCAAGCGACTGGCGACTTTTCATGGATTCCCGGAGGCCGTAGAGGGCTAACGCGCGGCACCACTGCCGCTTATGCGTGGTCTGGCGCAGTTCGGGCCGTCACCGGAGATAACCAAGTCTTTGGCATGACCGTGCAGCGCACGACGACTGATGCCACGCCTGTGATCCTCCCGGCAGACCGTGGGACGGTGGTTGCTGCAAACGTCATGACGCTGCCAAACAACAGCTGCTGGACCGGCACAGTTCATATCACCGGCCGATCTTCGGGTGGCGATGTCTACTATCTGCGCCTTGATGTTGTCGGAGCCCGTGGAGCGAGCGCGGCAACTACTACCGTCAAGGCCACCAACCCGGCGTACACTTTCACCGACACCGCGCTTGTTGGTGTATCCGCACAGGTGATTGCCAACACGACGCGCGGCTCGCTTGAAGTCGAAGTTACCGGGCTGGCAGCGACTACCATTGACTGGTTCGCACACTTCGACGCCGGCAATCAGATCGTCCGATAGGAGACATCCACACCATGAACTTTATCTACAGACCCGAAGTTCTAGACTTCATTGAGAAATGGGAAGGCAATGTCCTTCGGGCGTATCGAGACGTGGTTGGTGTTTGGACAATTGGTGTTGGTATCACTGACCCGAGGTACGCCTTTGAGGGCAACGTCATCACCAAGGAAGAGTCAGCCCGCCTTGCCCAAGAGTACATTCTCAAGGATATCCAAGCGTGTAACCGACTTGTCCGGGTGCCGACAACTCCAGACCAGCAGACTGCTATTTTGAGCTTCTGTTTCAACCTTGGTATCTCCAACTTCCAAAGGTCAACTCTTCTCCGAAAGCTCAACGATGGGGACTACATGGGCGCTTACGCGGAGTTCCCGAGGTGGAATCAAGCAGGGGGTCGAGTCCTTCGGGGCTTGGTCAACCGCCGTAAGGCAGAGGCTGATCTGTTCCTCCGAGGGACTCAGCAGTCACAACCGTCCAAGGAGAGTAAGAGTGCCCAAGAACTGGAGCCGTACAAGCCTACCCCCGCCAGCACCAACGTGGTCCCCACAGCCCCGTCCAACACCGAGCGAGTCAACACGGGAACAGCGGTCACAGGCACAGCAGCTACAGCAGCAGTCCTCCAAGAAGCCTCGAACGGACTAGCACCACTAGCCCCATACTCCACGTACATCACCATAGCCTTCGTTGTACTGGCTGTGCTGGCTCTTGTGTGGACTCTCAAATCGCGGAAAGGCTAGTCAATACCGGCTAGCCCCAAACACAAGGAGGTGACCAAACTATCTCCGCGTGCAACGACATGAGCACCCGCTGGCGCGGTTAACCCACTAGCTCAACCCCTTTAACTCGCAATTACGGAGAACCAAAAAATGGCTCGTAAACGTAAAGAGACAAACCCCGTCAACGTGGTCCAAGACGATGCCATCCTCGATGTATCGGGAGCGTGGTACAACCCAAGCAACAGTGGCTGGGGAGTTCTACTGACCAATCATGGCGAAGAGACGCATTCGGTTGCGATCTACACGTTTGACCAAAAGGGAAACCAGCTGTGGTTTGTGGGTGCAACTCCTCGGGGTGACTTGGACTTCTCGCTCGTGTCTCCGACCGGAGCGGGTCCGTTCGACTCGCTTACCAACAAGGCGGATCGACCAGCGGGTGCTATCTCGTTTGATCTCGTGGCTCCGGGTAAGCTCGCGTACAACGCGACGGTTCGGACTTCGGTGATTAATCCGGGTACGCAGTTCTCACCCCCACCCCCGGAGTTTCAGACCTTTGAGGGTGTGTTGAAGAAGATTGGTTGATAGGAAAAGACTAAGGAAGTTGCCGAGGCGAGGATTAACACCCCTCGTCCTCGGTCGTCTCGATAAGGAGATCAATTGTGAGCACGAAGCTAATTGCTGCGGAGATCATTGATCTTTACAGCCAAGGCTATACAGACATCGAGGTTATCAAGGCTATGGGAATTACGCGCAAGCAGTTTGAGCGCGAATACCAAGTCAACAAGATTTTCAGGGACATCGTAGACCGTGGCCGAGACTACTGCGAGGCTTGGCACTACGAACAGTCCCGCACCAAGTTGGGAGATAAGGACTTCAACGTGAGTCTGTACTCCAAGCGAATGGACAATGTGTTCGGTTGGTCTACAAAGGTAGAGACTAAGAACGCCAATATCAACGCTGAGATCAACTCGGAAGATGTGGCTGCTCGTCTTAGCGCCCTTCTTCCTAATGTGATGCACCTCCTACCAAAGGAAAAGCAAGAAGAGTTGAAGCGGCTAACCCAGAACAAGGAGGTTGATGGTGAGTACCAGCAGATTGCCTCCGATGAGTGACGGTCTAGACACCTTGACGTTCAGCTTTGGAGACGCTTCTAACGACACTCCAGGTGTCTTTACTTTTGGGGAGCAGTCAGAAGAGTCAGCAAAACTTGTTGAGATGCTTGAGCTTCTTGAGAGTGTCGAGCGAATAGAGGAGGCCAAACGTTATTCTGGGTTCAGGAAGTGGTTTGAGCCGGGAACTATGTTTGGTATCGACAAGCTGCCCAAGCACAAGGCTTGGTTTGCAGCAGGAGCCAACTACCGAGAGCGGTACTTCTCCGGTTCTAACCGAACTTCCAAGACTGTTTCGGGGGCCTTTGAGTCTGCTCTTCACGCGACCGGAAAATACCCCGACTGGTGGGAAGGTAAGCGATTCAACACGCCCACAAATGGCTGGGCAATCGGCACCACGAAAGAAACTGCGCGAGACATTATCCAAGTGCAGTTGATGGGCCCGCTCGACTCCCCCGGAATGGGGATGATTCCTCCCGAAGATATCATTGAGGTTGTCAAACGACCGAACTCGGGTGGTGCTTACGACTTTGTGAAGGTCCGTCACATCTCGGGTGGCGTGTCTACCATTGCCTTCAAGTCGTATGAGATGGGTCGCAAAGCCTTTGAGGGTACTGCCCAGCACTGGGTCTGGATGGACGAAATGGCACCTTTGGAGATTTACTCCGAGTGTCTTATCCGTACCGCCACCACCAAGGGCATCCTCTACATGACGGCTACTCCGCTGGCCGGTCTGACACCCCTCGTCCTCGCCTTCTTTCAGAAGGCCGACTTCATCCCCTACGGCTCAGAGATTCCGGCTATCGTCAAGATGAGCCGAGAGGACGCGGAGCAGGCGATCCAAGAGAAGATTGCCAAAGGTGAGATGGATATTCTTGACCTGAAGCAGTATCGTCAAGAGAAAGGCAAGCCGACCACCAAGGCCGTTCTTGTCTGCGGGTGGGATCAGGCACCTTGGCTTGACGAGCAGACTAAGCGAGAGCTTCTCGAATCAACCCCCCTACATGAACGAGCCGCCCGTTCTACTGGACTTCCTTCAATGGGTGGTGGTTCTGTGTTCACCGTGCCGCTTGAAGAAATCCTCGTCAATGACTTTGAGATTCCTGAGTATTGGAGGAAGATTTGCGGAATGGATGTCGGATGGAACAATACAGCCGCCATCTGGCTTGCTCAGAATCCGGATACAGACGAGTGGTTTTTGTACTCTGAGTATAGAGAGGGTAAGCAAGAGCCAATCTTCCACGCAGAAGCTATCAAGCGCAGGGGTGATTGGATTCCAGTCGCCATTGATCCGGCCTCTAGGGGCAGGTCACAGGTGGACGGAAAGACTCTCTTCAATATGTATAGACAGCTTGGGTTGAAAGTGTTTCCAGCATCTAACTCCAGAGAGTCCTCGATTTTCGATTTGCAGCAGGCATTTGCTACCGGGAAGCTCAAAGTATTTAAGTCTTGCCAGAAGTTTCAGGCTGAGTACATGACCTACAGGCGAGATGAGAGTGGAAAGGTTCTGAAGGAGAACGACCACGGAATCGACGGATGCAGGTATAGCTGGGTTGAACGTAAGCACGCCAAGCAACCGCCTCTTATTCGCCAGCAAAAGGACTTCTCGGCCGGCTATCAAAACACAGGATACCGAGCTTATGACATTTAACCTATCCCAAGGAGGGGATTTGAGTGGAAATCAACCCTAATCTAGATGCGGTTCCAGTAGACGCCGTGCTAGTCGCTGAGATCGAACTCTCCCCGGAAGAGATGCAAGCCCTCCAAGAGGAGGCCGAGCGTCAAGACCAGCTTCGGGAGCAGTCTCTCAGCAACCTAGCCCGAGAGATCGAGGATCGGTGGACCAAAGCCTCCTCGGATCGCAACCAAAAAGAGGAACAATGGCGCAAAGCCATCAACCTCTTTCTTGGGAACCTCGCTGCGGAGCGCGGAGCGCGGAACAAGAACCCCAACAACCAAGGCAACGAGGGCGGAAAGGTACGACCTGACCACAACTTGGTCAAGATCAAGTGTACAACCGCTATCGCTCAGCTCTGGTCACAGCAGTTTGCAGGGGGAGACAAGAACTGGGACATCCTTCCTAGCCCCAAGCCGGACGTTGACCCCGGTGTAGCCGCCTCCGCTGCGGAACTCCTAGAGAAAGAGATCGAAGATCAGCTCACCGCCACCAAATATGGCGACCGATGCCGAGATGCGATCAAGGATCGTGTGATCTACGGCACGGGTATCCTCAAAGGTCCGGTCCCCGCCATCCAAAAGAAGCGGATGTACGACATGGTGAACGGTCCTAATGGTCCGGTAGCCATTCCCCGCTTTGAGGCAGTCCCCCGACCCGAGGTTTACCGCGTAGACCCGTGGATGTTCTACCCCGACCAGTCGGTTAACGACATTCGAGATGCCGAGTTCGCCATCGAAGTCCACCCGATGAACAAAACCCAGCTTCGCAAGCTGGCGATGTCCGAAGGGTTCATGGATGACGTGATCCTCAGCCTGTTGAAGCAAGGCCCTCAAGAGTACAACGAGGAATACTTCAACGATGTCACGGCACTCACCGACTCGGGCGAGAACTACCTCAAGAACAAGTACGCCGTACTCGAATACCACGGCCCTATCTCCATCGACCAAGCCAAGATGCTCGGCCTTGAGCCCTCCTACGAGAGCCTAGACGAGACTTACATCGGCGAGGTGTGGGTGTGTATGGGTCGGGTCATCCGAGCCTCTCTGGAGGTCATTGACGGGGCTTACCAGCTGCCTTACATGGCGTCGGTCTGGCTGAAAGACCCCAACTCCCCGTTCGGGTTCGGTCTGCCCCTTGAGATGGAGGATGCCCAGCGCATCCACACGGCTACCCTTCACATGCTGCTGGATAACGCAGCGGTGTCCGGTGGCCCTCAGATTGTTATCAACCGAGAGTACATCAAGCCGGTCAACAACGTCTGGGAAATCCAGCCTCATAAGTTGTGGGAGTCCACTGACTCGACCCTCTTGAACATCGACCAAGCGTTCAAGTCGTATGTCATCCCCAATGTCTCAAGTGAGCTGAGCCCTCTTCTTGGTATGGCCCAACAATGGGCGATGGAAGAGTCTGGGATCAATGCTATTGCAGCAGGTATGGCGGCTCCCCAAGCGGGTGCTGATTCCGCCACCGGACTTGCCATCATGCAACAGCAAGCCACGATTGTCACGGATATGCTCAACGTGGATTGGGATGACAACATCACCCAAATCCTCATTGATCGCATGTACCATTGGAACATTCAGTACAACCTTCGTCCTGAGTTCCAAGGCTTTGACTTCGAGGTGGATGTCCGGTCTTCGACGGAACTCCGCAACAAGCAAATGCAAGTCAACAACCTTGAGAAGCTGTCGATTGAAGCAGGCCAGAATCCTCTTATGGCTGACTGGATCAACACCGACAAACTGACCGAGGCCCGACTTGCCATGATGCGGCTTCCCGATGTGGGCATTGTTCGCACTCCCGAAGAGTACGCCCAAGTCCAAGAGCAGAAAGCCCAGCAGCCCCAGCCCCCTGACCCGAACATGGTCAAGCTGGAGATTGAGCGGGGTCGTCTGGAGATGGAAGCCAAGCGCCTTGAGCTTGAAACCCAGAAGCTCCAGCTTGAAGCCACGATCCGCGACCAGCAGTTCCAGCTTGAAATGCAAACTCGCCAAGAGCAGAACCAAGCTCGACGCGAAGACGCCCAAGCTCGAATCATCCAAGCCAACTTGGAGAAAGAATCCAAGATGCTTGAGTTGGCGATGCGAGACGAGACGGCCCGAGCCAAGATTCTGGCGGACCTTGAGAAGTTCAACATGCAAGCTGAGACGGACAAGTTCCTTGAGGGTATGCGTATCAACGACCGTGCCCAAGACCGCCTGATGGCGGCTCAAGAAATGAAGCTCAAAGTTGCTACCGGATCGGGAATCTAACCAATGGCCGAGAAGAAAGTAGGGAACGCTACCTTCTTCGTGGATAAGGAGTCCTCCAGTCTCAAATGGCTGGAGGCTCTTGTCTCGGAGAAACACAACCAAGCCGTCCAAAGCCTTGTTCGGGCCACGGACGAAAAGGAAGCCGATAAGATGCGGGGTCGTATCTTCCTTTGCTCTGAACTGCTGAAACACATCAGCGACGTTTAACCCGCTATCCGTCCGCCCATTAGAGGCCGACCTAAATCGAGGAGATTACCAGATATGAGTCAAGACACAACTGTTGACACTTCAGAAGATCAGGTGTACAATTCGGGCCAACTAGCGGCTGATCCTAACGAAGAGCTTCAAGCCCGTTACATCGAAGCCCTAGAAAGTGGCGACAAAGACAAGATCGCCACGGTCGAGTCTGAGATCAACGCTCTGTTCGGCAAAAAGCCTGAGGAACCCGAGCCCGAGGAAACCCCTCCGCCTCACGGAACCGAGGAAGCCAAGACCACCGAACAGCCCGAGACGGAGAAGCCTGCCAAGGAGGGCGGTACTTCGGAGACGGAAGATTGGCTGGAATCTCTAGACCCGAAGGTCCGTGACCTAGTTCTCCAGCGTCTTGACCAAGAGCGCAAAGCGCGAGAGTACCACGAACAGAAGTACAAGAGTGACATCGGGCGGATTACCGCCTACAAGGAAAAGTACGAGAACGAGCGCAAGGCTCGTGAGCAGCTTGAGCAGAAGCTAGCGTCCACCCCGGCTAACCCGCCCGTGTCGGACAACCGCACCCCCGCTCAGGTCAACTCGGACAACGCCAAGCTCAAGGCGCTAAACGAGCAGATTGGAAATCTCGAACGCACCGATCCAGAGCTGGCAACCTCTCTGAAGACGCTTCGAGACGCTTTCCTTGAAGAGATTGCTAACCGAGCAACTCCCACTCAGCCAGTTATTGACCCCTCCATTCTAGACTTCAAGCGTGAGTTCGAGCAGCAGAAGGCCGAACTGACGATTGAGCGGGAGCGGTACGAACTTGAGCGGCGAGTGCCGGGTGCTCTTCAAGTCATTGACTATGTTGACCAGCGAGGCTGGAGTCCTTGGCAAGAGTTCCTTACGACTCTGCCTCCCCAGTTCCAAGCTGCTGCCAACGAGCCTAGTGCCGACGCCTACGAGGCGCTCATGCGATTGTATATCCCGTGGGCGGAACGGTACAACGCAGCTCACGGCTACACTCAACAGCCTAGTCCCAACAACGAACCACCCAAGAGTGCCCAGTCCGAGGTTGATCCTCGGGCGGCTCAGGTTCAAGCCAACCGTCAATCGAAGATGGTTTCTTCCACGGCAGCAGCCCCGGTCAAATCGAGTCCGCCTCCAGCGGGTCGAGGGGGCAACACCATCGAAGAACTCATCCAGAGCGCCGCTGGCCTTGACCCTGATTCTCCCGAGTACATGAAGATCATGGAAAGGGCTTACGCACTAGCTGAGAAGGGCGGGCTCAAGTAACCCGCCCGATCAGTCCATCTTTAATCGAATCACGGAGGATTCATCCAAATGTCGAATCAGGGTTTTATTCAGTACGGTAGCGCCTCGCTCCAGCAGCGTGTCGATCTTTATGCCGTCCCCAAGGCGCTGGTCAATGCCCAGCCTTGGCTCATGCTGGAAAAGCTGGGTAGTCGTACCGACCTCCCGAAGAACAAGGGCGAGAACATCGTGTGGCAGCGCTTCGTGCCGTTCGATGTCCCGACCGATGCGATGGTTGAGGGCCAGACCCCGACCCCGCTGAACTTCCAGAAGGAAAACATCTCGAATCGCATCCGTAAGTTTGGTGCGTATGTTCAGATCACCGACCACTTCCAGCAGCTTCACTCGGATGTCAAGCTGTCCGACATGACCGAAGAGCTGGTCAAGCGTGCTGCGACTCAGAAGGAACTGCTGACTTGGGAAGCCATCCGTGGCGGTACTCAGGTCACGTATGCGGGTACGGCTACCAGCCGTGCTACGGTTGACGACGTTATCACCCTTGCGGAAGTCCGTAAGGCCACCAACGTCCTGAGCAACAACCACGGTATGTTCCTGACCTCGAAGCTGAATGCCTCGACGGGTCAGGCCACCGAGCCGGTCCAGCCGAGCTTCGTGGGCGTGGGCCACCGCGATCTGGACGGCGACCTGCGTGACATGGACAAGTTCGTTGAGAGCCACCGCTACGGTTCGGGTTCTACCCTGAACGAGTACGAGGTCGGTTCGTGCGAAGGCATCCGTTTCTGCCTGACCCCGCACCTTGAGCCGTTCTGGGGCGCTGGTAACGCCGCTACCCCCACCGAGCGTTCGCGTGATGGCGTGGCTCTGGACGTGTACCCGGTTGTGGTCATGGCTCAGAACTTCTTCGGTATCACCAACCTGAGCGGTGCTGGCAACGTCAAGGTGACGGTTGAACCGGCTGGCAAGGCCACCAAGGACGACCCGACCGGCGAGCGTGGTTTCGCCTCGTACGTGTTCTGGTACGCCGTGACCCGCCTGAACGAGCGTTGGGGTGTTCGCATCGAAGCCGCGTGCTCGGTCTAATCCCAACTAATCTCTAAAGGAGGAACACACAAATGGCAATCTTTATTTCTGACCAGCTTCTGAATGGTGGTCTGCCGATCCGCTCGAACAGCACTGAAAAGGGTTCGATCCAGACCCGCATCAAGGTTCCTGCTGGTACTGCTATCGCCAGCGGCGATGTCCTGAAGTTCGCACGAGTTGATGGCAACATCATCCTGAAGGACGCCACCATCTCGACGAGCGATCTGGACACCGGCACCGCGATCACTGCCACCATCGGCACTGTGCGCGCGACGGTTGACCCGAGCAAGGCGTACAACGCTACCACCAACCCGTACATCACGGGTTCGGCTACCGCCGATGCGGCGGCTTCTTTGGCGGCTTCGGCTACCATCGAAGGTATCCTGCGTACAGGCGGTGTCGCTCGGGCTACGCTGGCTGCCAAGCCGGATGGTATCGCTGACGTGGCCCTCACCATCACTGGCAACCCCACTGGCAACCCGAACGCTGATCGCTTCATTGATCTGGTGTTCGAGTTCGGCGGTCTGCCGGTCACTCCGGGTGAGTTCTCGGGCGGTAACTCGTACAACTACACGAACGAAACTGCTGATCTCGACTAACATCGAGGGATAGCAGGCCACAAGGATGTGGCACCCCTTGGGGGAGGAGTTGAGGAGATGACCCTCTCTCCTCCCCCTTTTCATTTCAGAAAACGTCATCCGAGCGGGAGTACCCCGTCGTCCCCACCACTAGGAGATCACAAAGCTATGACCACCAAGACCACCACCCCGAAGACCAACCTTGCCAAGATGAGCCTTGCCGAACTGAAGAAGACGGCCAAGAGCATGAACATCACGGGCCTCAAGGACTGGGGTGAAGACGAATACCGAAAGGCGATTGGTGCTCGCCAGCGTGACCGAGTGATTGCTCGTGTCATTGATGACCTGAGCCAGCCGATCCAGCCGGGCTACGCCCGCATCGAGATTCCCCACTTCGGTGAAGAGAACCCAGCACCGATCCCGTTGAACTTCAACGGTACGTTCAAGACGATGGTTCCCCTTAACACCGTTGTGGAACTTCCTTACGAAGTCGTGGACTCGTGCCTCGGTGATGCTACCTCGTTCACCCACAAGGAGCAGACTGGTCCCGATGGCAACAAGTATACCGTTACCCAGTTGGCTATCGCCTACCCGTACCGAGAGTACGGTCGTGATGATTCCATCTCGGTAGCCCCCACGACTCGCACCAAGGAAGAGCAGAGCGTTCGCCAGAAGTTCCGCAGCATCTTTGGTCGTTGGCCGAAGAGCGCCGAACAGCGCGAGTTCCAAGACAAGATCAACGAGTTGAAGTTCAAGGAGCTGGCCTCGGGCAATCTTAGCCCTGAGACGAAGGCTGCCCTTACCGACTCAAAGTAACCATCAACCCACGGGAGGCGAACAGTAAAGAACGATGGACTTTCTTCAGCTCACAAATCGTACAATCTTGGAAGCGGGTGTTGAGCTTGACCCTTTGACTACGGGTACTTTCGCCTCCCCTTCCGATCCCATGTACACTCGTTTCAAGAACTACGTTCGAGATGCTTGGTTTGAAATCCAAATGTCTCGTAACGAGTGGGAGTTCAAAACCAAAACCCAGATGACGCTTATCCGACCCCGAGTGAAAGTAATCCTCGGGAATCGGCCCACCGCACCTCCGGTGGATTCGGTCTTTGAAGGCGACACCACCGAGAAGCAGATCACCGTCAAGGCGGTTCACCTGATTGAAGGTGTGTGGGCTTCTGGTACGGCTGTCGCCTACCTTGACCTAGACGATGTGGATACGGCTGGCTGGGTGTTCGGAGAAACCTTTGACGAGGTTGATCCTACTCCCGCCAACGTCAACGTATTCCAACTCAAGTGGTTTGGTCAGTACAACTTCGTAGCCGACACGGTTGGTACGTTCGAGATCAACAAGTCCTCCTTCTACATTCAGAACGTAGATGGCTCGGATCGTCGTAGGCTGAACTTCGTCTCGTGGGAGAACTTCCAACAACTTGCCAACACCTCGGGAACGGCTTTCTTCGGGGAGCCGATGTTCGTCACCGAGACTCAGGATGGTGAGTGGGATTTCTTCCCCCGTCCTCAAAAGCAGTATCGGGTTTGGTACGACTACGTGACCAGCCCCCAAGAGCTGACCGATAACGACGATGTGCCGACCCTTCCCACGGAGTACCACGACGCTATCGTGTGGCGAGCCTTGATGAACTACGCGGACTACGACGAAAAGCCCCAAGTGTTTGCTCGGGCAGAGCGTCGGTACAAGTTCTACCAGAACACCCTTGAGACGAACAAACTCCCCACCATCACTTTTGGATTCAATCCCTATGACACAACTCAATTCTAAGGTCAACCCCCCGGTCGAGTTGGAGAATGACGGGATCGTCCTCAACCAAGGACTAGACCTCACCACCTCCAACCTTCAAGTGGACAAGGGTGCCCTTCGGGATTGCCTTAACTTTGAGGTGGTGGATCGTCTAGGCTACCAGACCCTTTCCGGGTTTGATCGGTACGATGGTAGCCTCTCCCCGGATCAGGTGGAGTTCTGGGCGTTCCGAGGAGCACCTCTCGGAGCGACCCCTTCTATCGGAAGTGTCATCTCGAACTCCACTCTCAACAGCGCTCGTGTAGGTGTGTGCGTGGATGTCATCCCCGATGGGGGCATCGAAAACGTGAACTGGATTGTGTACGGTCGGTTTAGCGCCGACGTGGGTGTGACGGCGGGTAACACGCTCATCGAGGTGTCCCCCAGCCTTGTCACTCCGTTCGTGGCAGCTACCACTGCCCTGCCCTACACCCAGTCTCTTCTGTTTCCCGCAGGGGAAGATGCAGCACAGACCTACGCCAAGTACGAGGTTTGGAACGATGTCCTTCGTAACCGAGTCACAGCTCTCCCCACCCAGCCCATTGGAGTCCATTGGTATCGAGATCGCCTTTACGTGGTTGCTGATGAACCCCAGCTCGGGTTCAACTCCGGTGGTACGGTAGAGATCAAGCCTAACGACATCATCCGCAACCAAGCCAACACGTTTGTAGGCCGAGTGCTCAAGGTCAACCTCGACTCGGGAGCTTGGTCCCCAACCGGAGACGCGGTGGGTATCTTCCTCGTCGAACCTCTTCGGTTCTTCAACGGAATCACACTCACCATCAATACCACCATCCCGATCACGGGCGACTTCGATCTCTTGAACAAGATTCCTGAGAGCGGAGATTGGAACGATCCAGCTATCATCGTACAGGCCAACGTATTCACCGCTCGACTTGTGGACACCGAGACGGAAGATAGTGCTGACTACGCAGGGCTGTGGCGTTCGAGCCTTGACCCCACCCCCGGTTGGTCGTACATCGAGTCGGGTTGGAAGGTGGAGTACGAAGAGGGCACCGACCAGTTCGGAGAGTTCACCCGCATCACGCGAAGCGTGGACAACAACTTCGACTATCAAGCCGCCAATTCAGACACCACCGGCCTCAACGGCCAAGCGGTTCTGTTCTTCAACGGGTTCTCGGTTCCGAACGAAACCTCGGTTGTTCGATCCACGGAGATCAGGGCTCGTCCCGGTTGGCGTGACTCGAACGACTTGAGTGTCTTTGCCACAACCGACGAAGCCCTAGAAGCTGACGATGGGCGTTTCCTCCAAGCTGACCTTGGGTGGGGAATCTTCGGTCGTCAACCGACCAACACGGCCAACCCCGGCCCGGTGCCTACGTTCCTTCTCAACGGGCTTGTGTCGGGCTACGACAGCCCCTCCTACGATGAGGCAGCCTCTATCTCGTGGGGTACGAACACCGCAGGTGCTCGGTTCCTTAACGCAGGTAACTCCGATGCGATGAGCTTCCTTACGTTCATCAACTTCGGAGAGATTCTCGGAACCCTCCCCACGAAGATCAACATCACAGGTGTTGAGATCGAGGTGGGGTACGACGTTCTTCACCAATACCAGCAACAGCGTCCCAACGCCGAGGCTGTAGATTTCGTTCCCAACGCCCTGTCCGACAAGTTCTCCTTTCAAGCTGCGCTTGGAAAGATCAATCCCGAGACGGGTAACTTCGAGACGCTTGGTTCCAAGGAGATCACCACCGTCACCCTGCCCGCCACCCAAGCGGGGTACGGAGCCACCGTAGACACCTACTCCCCCGGTACTAACCTGACCCAAGGCCAAGCGGTCTACTCCGACACAGGGCGTACTACCAGTATCGGCGGAGCCACCTCTACCTTCGGTAACAACCGTCTTGAGCTGGAAGACCTCCAGAGTGGACAGTTTGGAGTGGTGGTGTGGGCTGGTGCTGTGGATGCTCAAGCTGTGGCTGGCAATGCTGCTTCGTGGCAAGAGGTAGGTGGCGATGTTCCCAACGCGGGTGGTTGGATTCGGTTCCGTATTGATCGTCTTCGCATCAAGCTGCACTACACCCAGCCTGCGGCTCGGTACTACATCACCGACGACTTCACCGCCTTGACCCCGAACGTGTGCTCTGCTGATCTGGTGGCCTACTCGGTCTTGACCGGCCAGCTTGAGAACAACAACGCCAAAGGTGTGATGCAGTTTGTCAACATCCAGCAGGTTGCGGGATTCGGGTTCAAGTCTCACATCGGGATAGGGGACACGATCCACCAGCTCGACATCAACACAGATACCTTGTCAGCCTCCAACCAAGTGGCTGTAGTGTCAGCGGACATGGAGCTTAACGGCTTCGCTCCTCTCAAGGACATTGTGGCCGAGGGTTCCCGCTACCAGTTCATCACGGCAAACTTCTTTGCCCGAGAGGATTGGGACGGGTTCTACGGAGTCTCCGGTGCGGGGAAAGCCTTTTCATTCGCCGCCTTTGATGCGGATGATGACGGGGATGAGGAGCAGTACATCCAGTTTATCACTACCAACACGGTGGTTCCGGGTGAGGACAAACCCCGCCACGTAGCCTTTCACCAGTACCACCTAGCCCTTGGCTACAGGGATGGCACTGTGCGCTTCTCTGTGCCCGGAGAACCCGAGAACTTTGACGGTATCTTGGGTGCGGCTGAGGTGGGCGTAGGCGACCGCGTAACCGGCTTGCTGGGGATGCGAGGAAAGGCCCTTGGTGTGTTCTGTGATGGGTCGATCTACACGATCCTCGGAGACTCTGCTGACAACTTCAACGTGGAAGTCTTGAGCCCCTACTCGGGGGCTATCGAGTACACGGTGGTAGATAACGGAGGCCAGCCTCTTTACTGCGACTATCGTGGTATCTCGACGTTGGAACAATCCCAACGGTACGGTAACTTCGTGGGGTTCCGCATCTCTCAGAAGGTCACTCCTTGGCTGTTGCCACGTATGACTCGTTCGGACGATCTGTTCGAGATCAACAACGCAGCAGGTGTGGTGTGTGCAGTCCCGGTTCGTTCCAAGAACCAGTATCGCATCTTCTTCCGAGATGGATTCTTCCTCATCTATACGGCAATGCCGGATGGTTCGGGAGCTTTCACCTACGGCCAGTATTACCTCAACGAAGATCGGGATCAATACTTCGTACCGATTTGCCATTCGTCTCAAGTTGACAACGACGGAAAGGAGCGCATCCACATGGCTCACTATTCCCCGAAGTCGGCTATCTCGTCCGATGCTTCCAAGTACGTGTACGAGTTTGAGAATGGATTGGGGTTTGATGGGTCGTGGTACGAGGCTTTCTTTGATACGGCGTTCTCTTACAAAGACCCATTCAAAGACAATACCATTCGGAAGATTCGAGCCGATGGCTTGACTCGCGGATATGGACCGTATACCATTACGGTTGCAAAGGACTACGACGAAGACTCGTACTCCACGATAACTATCCCGTTGAGTCTACCGCGTAATCCCGGCCCGACTCCGACGACGGACTATAAGCCAGCAACAACGATGGCTAACGTGGCAAAGGAAGGGCGTTGTTTGTCGTTCCGGGTGTCCCGAGATGAAGTCCAAAAGACTCTCGTACCCCCCACGGTATTCCAAGTCCTACTCGTCCAATACCAAGCTGGAGGAAAGCGGGACGCTTAAGGGCGTCCCCTTTCTCCCGGAAGTACCACACTCTTAAAGGAGGAATCGTACACATGGCGGAACTCACCGCAACCATGAACGAGCCCAGCCAGAACCCGTACAACACGCGATGGGGTACTTCGGGAACGCTAGGCTCACAAGGACTTTACCAAGGAGTAGCCCCTCCCCGGCAAAGCCAAGCCCAAGGTATCCAAGGAACGGATAACCGGGCGTACACTCGGCAGGTTACAGGCAACGAGCTTGTCCAGAACCAGATGACGGGCTTGATGAACCGAGGCGGAGCGTACATGCGCAACGCAGCTCAGCGAGGCTTGGAGACGGCTAACCGTCGAGGGCTTCTCAACAGCTCGATTGCCTCCGGAAGTGCAGAGCGTTCGTCTCTTGAAGCCGCCATGCCCATCGCCCAAGCGGATGCTGCTACCTACGGTCGTACCCAATCTGAGAACATGGAAGCCCTCAACCGGGGCTTGATGCAAGAGCGGGACATCATGAACCAGCAGACCCTTGAAGGACAGCGCCAAGCTGGTCAAGGCATCTCGGCTGGTATCAACGCCCAGCTCACCCGAGAGGGGTTCCAACAGGAACTCCAGCGTCAGCGTGAGAACCTCGCGTTCCAAGGTGAGATGCAAGGCTTGGATCGTAGCCAGCAGCAATGGATGGCTCAGTTTGGCTTGGGTGCAAACATGACCCTCGGCCAGCAGGGCTATGGTTTTGATCTGGGTCGGATGCAAGCTCAAGATTACTACAACTCCCAGCAAGGTCAGCGAGATACACTCAATCAGCTGACTATGGCTGAGTACGGAATGGGGCTCCAAGCAATGGGGAACTTCTACAATCGGTTTGGTGACGAGTTCTTCGACAACCCGGATGTGTACGCAGACCCCTACGTCCAGCAAGGTGTGATGAACTTCGGCCAGAACTTCCGTCCCCAGTTCATGAGCTTGTTCAACAGCATTTACGGGAGGGGGTAACACACTATGGTCTGGACCGCAATCATCACAGCAGCAGTCAGCGCCTACTCGGCTCGGCGAGCCTCCAAGGCATCCAAAGAGCAAAGCCAGTTTGAGGCTTTGATGGGTAAAGAAGCCGTACCCCTTTCCGGGTACGAAGCTCGTCGTACTGCCGAGTACGAGAACGCTCTTCTTGAGCGGACTATGCTCAAAGAACGAGAACGAAAAGCCAACGCCTTTAGAGGACTAGCCCGACAACAAGGCTTGGTTCCTGAAGGCTACCGGTTTCAAAACACAATCGACATTCCCGAGATGCCAAGCAACCCCGTCCCCAACGACGAGGCGTACCAGCGGGTCTCGGGACTTTCCAACCCTCAACCACCGGGAGGCTAAATGCTAAGCAAAGCACCTAACAAATCTCGGGAGATGATGGAACAAGAGGATGAGGATGAAGGCTCCTCGATCCCGAAGGAAATGAAGGCCGACAAGCAGATCGCTAGTTCGATGCTGACCCAAGCATTCTTGTCAGAACAAGGCGAAGCATCTCTTGTCACGGCACTTCAAAGCCCGGAGCCAGCCAAGGCTGTAGCTGTCATCATCTCCCAGATTATGGAGATGGCTCTCACCGAGTCTATGAATACCGATACTCCGATGAGCCCCGAGGTTTGGCTCATGGAAGACGGGGCCATTGACGAGGCCGAGGACGACATCGAAGCCGTGGCTGTAGCTAACGACATCCCTCTTCCCGAAGACTTCGCTGAATCGGTTATCGACAACGTCGCCATGATCCTCCAGAAGCGCGGAGAGAGTGGTGCAGCTATGGAGCAAGGGGGTGGTATGGGGGGCGCTCCTTCCCCCGCCCCTATGCCCGCTATGGGAGGTATGCCTAATGGGATGGGGTGATGCGTGGGCTGGCCTTAGCCAGCAAGCGTTCGGGGCTACGGTTGACATCCTTCAGCAGAAGGAACAACGCAAGTACCAAACCGAACGAGATGAGATGGCCCGCAGGGCGGCAGAGCAACAAGAGGACGCTCGCCGTAAGTGGGAAGAGAAAACCCTTCGCCTCCGAGCTTCGCTCGACAAGGAAGCCCGCCGAGAACAGCAGTCCTTCCAGTCCAAAGAATCAGACAAGGGCCGGAAGTTTGAAGCCCAACAGGCAGCAGAGCAGCGGGGCCTTACTCGCAGCTACTACAACCAGATGGATCGAAACGAGCAAACTCGGCTTGGACTCCAGCGGGAAGAGATGGCCCAGCGCCAACGTCTTGCTCAAATGCAGGGAAGTGGGGGTCCGAGCGGTCCAACCGCTAATCGCGTGGACACAGCCCTTATGCAAGAGTACGAAATCCTCTCCACCAACACGAAAGACCCCGAGGCCCAGCAGGCAGCAGCTGCTATCTACGGTTCGGGCCTGTCAAACGAAGAAAAGCTGCGGCGCCTCCGAGCACTTCGAGGGAGGCTCGGAACAACCCCTGAAATGGAGAGCCCATAAAAGATGGCAACCAACAAGTACAGTGATTTGCTAGAAGGTCTGAATACCGCATCGTCCACCTCTGGGGGTGGTCGCTACGATGATCTGTACTTGGACCTTCTTTCCGAAGAGGATCGGAAGCGGCTTCAGTACCGTTACCAGTACACCAACCCGGCAGAGGTGGGGCCGCCTGTCGAAGATCAAGTCGGCCTTGGCAGCCTCCTCACGGAGGGCTTCGGCACCCTCAAGGCCGTTCCCTCCGCCGGTCTGGCTGCCTACCAAGGCTCTCAGGCAGAGGCCATCGACGAAGCTAACCGGGTGGGTTGGGGTCGGGCTTTGCTTGACTTCTCTCGGATGAACCCGAACACGCTCATCAACAAGACGGCATCTAGTCTCCAGCCGGAGATGATGCAAGATCGTCGGAATGAGTTTGCTCAAGACCAAGCTGCCAATCTCCAAGAGGCCCTTGCCATTGGTGAGAAGGAAGCTCGGGACGTTGAGGCACTGAAGCAGCGGTACATGGAGCAGGGCGGCAGCCAGTTCGCGGCTGACCTCGCGGCTGGTGCTGGCGGCTCTCTCACGAGCGTTGCCCCTCTTGCTGGTGCTGTGGCTGTGGGTGCTCTTACTCGTAGTCCGCGTGCTGCTCTCCTTGCTCAGCAAGCCCTAGCCCCTATCCCGGCCATCCAAGCCTACGCTCAGTCCTACGCTGAGTTCAAGCGCCAGTATCCAGATGCTCCCGAAGAGGAAGCTCAGAACTACGCTAAGGCATCTGCTGGGTTGGAGTACGCCTTCGAGGCAGTCCCCGGTGGTGTTGGTAAGCTGGCTGGCACCGGACTAAGCCAAGTTGCCGGAGAGGTTGCCAAGCGCACTGGACGGGAAGTCCTTTTTGAGACGGCAACCGAAGCCAACCAGCAGCTCCTTCAAAGAGCCACCGCCCCAGAGCTAGCCCCTGAGACGGCAACCGATGCTGCTTACAACATGGCACTTGCTGGCACTACGGCTGGGTTGTTGAGTGGGCCTATCACGACCTTCGGTGTTCGTGGTGAGCGCAACGAGATCGCTCGTCGTCAAGAGCAACAGAGGCTGGAAGAAGTAGCCGCCAAGGATGCCGAGATTGCCCGAGGGATGCAAGCTGCCCAACAGCAAGACTCCGTTCGCCAAGCTGAAGAAGCTATCGCCGAACTCAACAAGCTGACGGACCGGGCACTCAATCGTAACAAGGGAGACACCAATCCCCTCTTCGGGGAGAGTGCTTTCCCCCGAGTTGAGGAACCCGCTCCGGTCCAAGAGGCCATCACGTTCCCCGAGCAAGCCCCCCTTCAACGGGACATCTTCGGAAACGAAGTGGAAGCTCGGGCGATGACCCCTCCTTCGGAGATCGAAGCTCAAGCGGCTGATCTCGAAGCAAAGGCTCGTACCGTTCGAGAGACGACCACGGCTATTGATGATCGTATCGACTCTCTTGTCGAACAGAAGGCTCAGATTGTTCCGACAGGTCCGAGGGGTGGGTACACCCGAGCTGATCGTGTAGCCATTGATCGGTTTGATCGTCAGATTCTGGACCTCCAAGCCCGCAAGCGAGAGCTGGAAACCGGGGCAGTCAACATCGAAGCAGCGGCTACCTCTGCTCGTCTTGATCTTCCCAGCGAAGCAACTCGCTCCGAAGCGGAAGTCCGCCAAGACTATCTGCTCACCATGCAAGGTCGTCAGTTCGACCAAGCAGAGCGGGCACGCCTCGGAGAGATGGAAGCTCAAGGTGAGGGCGCTACTCCCGACCTGTTCCAGCCCACTAAGCCCCGAGTCCGCGCTGAGCTGGAACCTGAGCAAGGTACTCTCCCCCTTCCCAAGCCGCGTATCCGGGTCGGAGAGAGCCTCGAACAACAAGGCCCAGTCCTTCCCCAGCCCGAGGCTCCTCGCCCCGTACAGGCCCCTTTGGAAGGGCCTACGATGGAGTTGCCCTTTTCCCAACCCAAGCGCCAAGGTGCTACTCGTGACTTGAGTGCGAAGGCAGAAGGCCCGGCTCGGGAAGCCCAACGTCTTTCCGACGCTCGAAAGGTGTACGTCCAAGACTTGAACACGGCTAAGTCTGACTTGACCAAGGCTCGGAACGAAGTCACCAAGTTCAACAAGGCTGACCAACCCGTACCGCAAGATGTTCTTGATCGAGCGGAAGCGGCTAGCCTCCGAGTCCGAGAAGCTGAGTTCACCTTGGGACGCTTTGACAGGCTCTCTAAGAGGGATCAAGCTAAGGGCGGTACTACCCCCGCTCCTCGCACCCAGACGGCTCCTGTAGAGGCTCCTAGCCCTGTTAGCGGGGCTCCTCTTTCCCGAGGAGAGCGTGTCGCTCTTGCCAATCTGGGATATGACGGCCCCGAGATTCGGAACTTCTCTCCGGCTCAAGCCCGCTCTATCGTCACCAACCAGATTCGGAAGGGGGACTTTGAGGCTCCGGGTGTGGACATCGAAGGGAACATCCTCCCCGATGTTCGTCAGCGAGGGGGTGTAGCAGCTACGGATACGGCGGCTAGGGAGGCTTTGTTCTCCCAACCCCGAGCTGAGCCTATCTCTGGCACCGAGCTGAACAACGCCCAGCAGGCAGACATCCAAGCTGTCCAGTCTGATCCACAAGCCAACGTGGTTCCTCCCGAGGCTCGGAGTCCGAGTGTGTTCGAGAAGAAGCTAGCGGGTGTGTCCAACGCTCGCGGAGCGATGAAGGTCATCCGCAGCATGGTGCTCCCCGACTCCCCGTTCGCCAAGATTCTGGATGCTCTGGATAAGAGCCCCTTCCTTAATGATGTGCCTGTTGTAGTGGTCCAGCCCGGTGATCGGATGCCGAGGTCGATGGAGTCTCCCACGGTTCGTGGTGTATTGCAACCCTATGTGGGTGGTAAGAACGCTGTGTTCCTTCGTGGGTCGGGGTTCCGTCTCAACGGCACTCAAACCCCGGAGATTGCCCTCCACGAAATTGTCCACGCAGCTTCGGTGGATTTGATTGATGGTGTGGATAAGGGCCGGATCAAAGACCCCAAGGCCATCGTAGCTGTCAAGCAGATTGACACGATTCGTCAAGAGCTGGCTAAGGCACTTCAGGATAGGGAAACCCGAGAGGGGCTAACTGGTCCAGAGAGGGTCAACCTTGACTACGCCACCAAGAACTCCAAGGAGTTTGTGTCTCAAGCCTTGAGTTCCTCGGCTATGCAAAGCGGGTTGAAGAAAGAGAACCTGTGGTCCCGGTTTGTTAACGGAATCCGCAACCTCTTTCGCGGTCCTCGTTCTACAGCTCCGCTGTGGGACAAGATCGTGGACGCTTCCCTTTCTGTGGTGGAAACCCAAACGGAGCTTGAGGGCGCTGTCCGAGCTTCTCGTGCTCAAGCGGAACTGGAGCCGGGAGCACGACGGGCAGATAGTCTTGAGCTAGAGGATGCGGATGCTGCGGATATGCCGACTGGAAACCCACCTCCCCCCACCAACCTAGCCCGTCAAACCCCAGAGCGCAACCCCGTTAAGCGGTTCCTCTCAAAGGTCTTCACTGGCCCAGCTCCCCAAGTCCTCAAACGAGCTGAGGAAAGGGCTCGTGGTCTAGCCGCTGCCGAAGAGTATGTCGGTGTTCAATTGACCAACGAACTGAACCTCCTTCTCAAGAACATCGAGAAGCGCGAGGGCTTGGCAACCCGGAAGAAGGTGGACAAGGATGCAGTAGCCTACCTCCGGGGTGAGCGCAAGGGGTTGGAGAATCTCCCCGAAGGGTTGAAGGACTTACTTGATCGCCTTCGCCAACGGTGGGATGCCAACACTACCGCAATCATCCAAGAGATCGAGCAAGCGTTCGAGGGCAAGGACATTCCGAAGGAGTACGTTGACAAGATCAAGACCTTGAAGGAATCCCGAGGTAAGTATCTCACTCGCATCTATCAGCAGTTCGCTGATCCGAAGTACGGAGAACGGACATGGAGTGAGTGGGAGGCTGGTAAGGCTGACAAGAGGAAGCGTAACACTCCGGGCTACAAGCGAGTGTCTGACTTCACCAGCAAGCTAGGCCAGACCATCGGCAAACTCCCCCAGAAGATCGAGGACTTCAAACAACAAGCCGAAGAGCTTGGTGGAGACTTCGAGCCTTGGGAGATGGCAACTCGCTCAGACCTCAAGGATTTCTACGAGACTCTTGTTGGCAACCCCGATGGTAAGTCGGTCAAAGAGATGTTTGAGGACTTGGAAGTCAAGGCCAAAGACATCAAGGGATCGAGTGCCTTGGATGCTGCTGAGATCGTAGCCAAGATTCTTCTTGATCCTGAGAAGGGCGACACGAGCCAAGGTCAGCTGTTCCAGTATTACCGGAACCTTGCCACGGATGACACGGCTCTGCGCAAGCGCCACAACATCAACTCCCTTGTCCGCAACCTGTGGGGTGAGGCGGAAGGTGTGATGGCTATTGCGATGGCTACGTCGGCTCGTCAAGGTGCGATCATCGCTGGACTTCGTTCTCTCAACGAGGTCTACGCCAAGCAACCCACTCTGTTCTCGGAGGCTCCGTCTATCGAGCGTACCAAGCAGATTCCCAACAACCCCCAGAAGTACGGGGCGTTGGCAGGACGGTACACTGATCCGACCACCCACGACTCCATCGTTCAGTTCATGACGGTGGCAGGGTATCACCCAGCTGTCACCACCTACAACCGCCTCGCTGGTACACAGAAGAAGTTCATGACTGTGTACAACCCACGAGCTTGGATTCAAGAGCTGTTGGGTGGCCCGGTGGTGATGATGGCAAACGGACTTCCTCCCACCACAAAGACCATCCGGTCGATGAAGGATGCGGTGGAAGCAGCGGGTGCCCTTGTGGGTACAGCCTACCGAGGCGACTTCGACAAGGTAGCTGAGCGTGTCTTGAAGCTGGGTTTGATTGAACCTGTAGTCACGGGTGGTATCAAGCGAGAGTCTCGACAAGCACAGCTTGAGGATGCTGAGAGCCGTGGTCTAGCTAAGCGAGGGTGGGACAAGATCGTTGGCTTCGATAACCTCCTCCGAGAGGCGAAGGAGTCCATAGAAGTCTATCCCGGCCTGAGTGTGTTCTTTGACGAGTTGAACTACCAGCTCTCCCGGAGGCCCGAGCTTGCCAAGGCGTATGCGGCGGCGGCTAGCAAGCCCCCAGAGAGTCGTACTCGCCAAGAGAGGCTCACCATCCGCGAGATGGAAGCCTTGGAGGATGCAGTTGCCAATCGGACCAAGGAGACTACGTTCGCGTTCTCCCGAGCCCCAGCCGCAGCCAAGTTCTTCGAGAGGTACGGTCTGAGTTCCTTCGGTGTGTACATGGCCGACACGTTCCGTGTGGCTATCAACTCGTACCGCTACGGGATGGATGAGCTTCGCCAAGGTCTGAAGATCAACGACACCGAGCTTCGGGATCGTGGTGTTCGGAAGATCATCGGGGCGATGGGTGCCTCGGTTGCTACTCCGGTCGTTACGTCTGCTGTCCTTGCCACAGACATTAAAGTCCTTGGGGGCTTTGCCCTCATGGGTTTGGCGGGTGCTCTTGGGGAAGGAGACGAGGACGAAATTGCACGAGACATGGCTGCCATGCAAGCGGCAGCTCCTTTCTCGGATCAGACAAAGACCCTTGTGTTCACCCAAGTGGATGACGACATGACGGTTTGGTACACGGACGCGGGGCGGTGGGAGGCACTTGATCCCTCCACCTCGGCAGCTCGTGGCCTCTTGGCTGGTGCTTATAAGGCTGTCCAAGACGGTGACTACCAGATGCTCCAAGACACAGCCTCCACCTTTGCCAGCAACTTCTTCGGAGGCTCGGCTCTTGTGGATACCGCTAAGCTCGGGTATCGGGCCTATGAGGAAGCTCAGGCGGGTGCTCAGCGGGTTAAGCCGTCTATTGAACGTCGTGCTCCAAATGTCATGGAAGGTATCTACGACAGCGTTGCTGCCCTGCCGGGTGTGGATTATGCCGACGCCCGGCGAGGGTACGCCGTTGCAGAGAAGTTCATGCCGATGGTCATGAGGAACATTCCGGCCACTGTCGAGCAACTGAATAAAGGAGATGTTGCCGGGGCCACAAAGCAACTGATCGGTGAGTTCTCCACTCCGTGGAACGTCAAAGACGAACTCCAGAACAACGGGTTCGCTTCTATGAAGTACCGCTCGGAGATGACCAACGCTCGAAGGAAAGCCCTTGGCGATCTTGTCACCCAACCCACCGAAGTCTCCGAACAAGAACTGCGAGAGGCGTTCCTTGAAGCGGTCAACCTTGAACGGGCAGCTCTTGACGAGATGCAAACCAAGGTGGAGGCATATCGGGCTGTGAACCGTCAGCTTGGCCGACGGCCGGATGCTGGTCTGAGTGACGTGCTGAAGAGTGCTAACCTCGGACCGGAGCTGGTTGATATGGCGATTGGGTCCAAGCCCTTCGTCCCCCGAGAAATCAAGGAAGATTTCCTCCAGCAAGGTGCAGAGGCTTC